TCCCAACATAAATTAATATACAGTAGATTATCCACTGACGGTGAAATATTAGCTTATGTTGGGAGTAAGATTTATCCTGACATTGTGCCACAGAATGTGCAGTATCCATTTGTGGTATATACTATTGTAAATAGCCTTCCTGTTGATTTTAAAGATGGGCAAAGTAACTTAGAGGAAATTACACTACAAGTAGATGTTTATACGCAAAACTACGACGATACGCAAATATTATTTAACCTTATTAGAAATAGATTAGACAGGTTTGTTGGTACAGTTGAAGGTGTTGAGGTGCAAAGTATAAAGTATATGTCAGCTACATCACAGGTGTTTAACGCTGAATTATCCGTATATTGGATGAGTATTGATTTTATGGTAAAAATGAAAAGATGAAATTAAGACTTTTAAAAGAATGGAACGGAAAAGAGCCGGGTAAAGTAGGAGTTTTTCTATCCGAATATGGTGAACAAATGATAAAAGATGGCATTGCAGAACTACTTGATGAATCTTTTGTCGTTGAACAAATGCCACAGAAAGAGCAAGTTCAGCAAGACCCAATCTATATTCCTATTCCAGTGCCTAACTCATATTTTGCAGACGAGGCAGATGAAGAAAAAATTATTAAACAAAAAAATAAATAAACATGGCAACTACTGGCATTATTAATGGTACGTTGATGCGCCTATACAAAGATAGCACTGCGATAGGTTACGCAACTTCATGCCAAATGAATATTTCATCTGCTATGCGTGAAATTCTTACAAAGGATAGCGCATCGGGTGGATGGAGAGAGGTAAAGAAAGGACAGTTATCGGGAACCCTTTCTACGGAGGCTTTGTACGCTGGCCCGGGAGATGCTTCTACTAATTATTTGTTCGATGACTTATTTAGCGATTTAATTGCAGGTACGGCATTGACCATTAAATTTACTACAGACGTTGTAGGTGATAACGTTTACACAATGAGTGCTATTTGTACATCATTAGACCTTAACGCAGGCGTGGAAGAAAATGTTAGCTATTCAGCATCATTTGAAGTTACAGGAGCCATCGTGAAGACAACTAAAGCATAATTTTAAATCCTAACACATGAAAACAATAACAATCGCCAACACATCCATACCGATTAAATTTGGTATGTATGTGTTAGGTACATTTCTAAGGGAGAGGAAACTTAAATTAAGTGACCTTTCCCTTTTAGGAGAAGATCTCTTACTTGCCCTAGAACTTGCTTTTGCAGGTGTTGAAAATGGTTATAAAGCTAAAGGCGAAAAATGTCCTTACACTTTACAATCCTTTTGCGACTTAGTAGATACAGATATGGGCGGTATAACTCGTATAATGGAAATGATTTCAAACGAGATTTCACCTCCTGAAGATGATACCCAAAAAAACGTAGTGGCGAAGGTGGAGAACTCACACTTGAATACATCGAACGCTTTTGTTTCGGAGTTTTAAGATTTCCTCCTTCGCAATATTACGATATGAGTTTCAAAGAAGTTGTTATATCTATGCAAGGTTATAACAACCAATTTGAACAACAGGAACAAACACAATGGGAACGAATTAGATGGCAAACAACGCTTTTATTAAATGTCCATACGGCAAAAGGAAAAAGTTTAAAGCCTAAAGATTTGATTGAATTCCCCTGGGAGAATCCTACAAAAAAAGAAACTAAAAGAAATTTGACAAATACTGACAAAACAATATTTGACAAATGGGATAAAGAACTATAAATGGCAATCGGTAAACTTAATTTAAAACTTGGTGTAGATGTTTCAAATCTTGACAAAGAACTTGGAAAAGTTGAGCGTAGTATGTCGAGATTTGGCAGTAATATGCAGAACATTGGTTCTACATTAACCCAATCGTTAACTTTGCCTATTATTGCTTTAGGTGCTGCCTCTTTAAAATCCTTTGCCGACATTGAAAAGCTACAAAATGGTTTAATAGCCATTATGGGAAGTAGCGAGGAGGCAGGAATAGAAATGGAAAAACTCCGTAAGGTTGCCGAAAATCCAGGTCTTGCACTTCCTGAAGTTGTCAAAGCATCCGCATCTTTACAAAGTGTTGGTATGAATGCCGATGCAGCTCGTGAAACTATCACACAATTTGGTAATGCCGTAGCAAGGGCAGGCGGTGGCGCAGAACAATTTGATGGAGTAGTTTTAGCATTATCACAGATAAGCGCAGTTGGCAAGGTTACACAGGAGGATCTTAATCAAATCAAAGAAAGACTTCCTGAATTTGCTCGTGTAATGAAAGAAGAATTTGGCGTAGTAACTGCCGAAGGAATTAGAGAACTTGGAATAAGCAGCGAGGAATTTATAAAAAGGTCGGTTAGTGCTTTAGGTAATTTGGAAAGGGCAAACGGTGGTTTAGCTAATACCTTTGATAATTTAAGGGATAATGTCGGAGCATCATTAGCAGAACTCGGTAAAGCAATAAACGAAACATTAAATTTAGAAGCAGTTGCAGCAGCATTTAGTACAGGATTGCAAAGATTAGTAGATGGATTTAAGTCACTTAATCCAGAGACACAAGGCTTTATTGTTAAGGCTGGTTTATTAGTTGCAGCGTTAGGGCCTGCAATCTTCATAGTAGGAAAGTTAATTACTACATTTGGTGCATTAATTGGTACTACTCGTTTAATAATGACTACAGTCAAAAATTTATCTACTGTTATATCTGGTGCCTTTGCTAAAATACTTGCTAATCCTGTTATACTTGGCGTTACTTTAGCCATTGCTGCGGTGGGTGCTATTGCCTTATATGTTTACGATAACTGGAAAGCGTTTAGCGATAGGTTTACAAATATTTGGATAAACATAAAAAACAGTGCTAACAAAGGAGTAGCTGATTTTATGATGGCTATTGATAAGCTTCAAAAAGCAATGGGCTACCAATTATTTGATGTTAGTGGCATGACAAAGTACCAGGAAGAACAAAAGGTAGTTGCAGCGGAGTTTAAAACAATAGGAGAAACAGTCGATAGTCTTAAAGGCAAATTTAAAAGCCTATTTATGGCTACACCGGGCAAAGGTAGCGGAGGAGGCGGAACAGAGGGAACAGGTGAATTAGTGTTTGGTGATGGTGGCGCACCGACAGGAGGCGGAACGGGAGCAGGTAAAGGCGTTGGAACGGCTTTAAACACTCCAATAGATACAGTAAACTTACTGCCTACCTTAGATTTACTTCCAGATAAATTAGAAAGTATATCAGCCGCAAACGAAAGATTAAAACAAACAAATGAAGATGTAGCTAAATCATTTAATAATATTGCACCTACGGCAAAAAGTGCTTATGATATGTTAGGTGATGGTCAAAAAATAATTGCTAATAGTATATTAAGTTTTGGCGAATTAGCAGCAAGTGGATTTGAAAGCATGAAAGAACTTGCTGCGGCTGTAAGAAAAAGTATTGCTGATATAATTGCTAATTTTATTAGAATGTATGTAGCAAAAGCATTAGCATCCGTACCATTATCACCTTTTATGGTGGCTATTGCGCCTGCTATTGCTGCCGCTGCTGGAGGTGTAGCAAGGTCATTAATAATGAAGATTGGCGCACCAAAATTAGCCGAAGGAGGTTTAGCATACGGCCCAACAATGGCAACCGTAGGGGATAACAGAAACGCAAGAGTTGACCCTGAAGTAATAGCGCCTTTATCAAAGTTAAAATCAATGATGGGAGATATGGGTGTAGGAGGAAGCCTTGAAACAAGGATAAGTGGTAATGATTTGATTATATTGTTAAACCGATCTCAAAAGGGATTAAGTAGAATACAATAATGGCTATAAGGTTTTCGACTACGGTATATAATGAGAAAAGTAGAAAGATTACTGTATCTATAAAAGATAGTAGCTTTTCTGGTACTGTGAAAACATTTGACACATTATCATTAGGCATACAGTACGATAGTGAAAGTCAGCAAGGTCAGGAGAGATTTACACCTATTATTGGTTCGCGTTGTTCATTGTCTTTATTGATAAATAATGAAGATTTACAAACTCTACTTCTTGATATTGGATTGGCAGTTGAGGGTAGATTTACGATGGAGCTCACAGCCTATGAGGATGATAATACAACCGTATCATTTAAATGGTATGGTTACATAGTCACAGATTTAGTAGAGTTTGAAGACGTGCCATTAGTGATAGGTTATCAGGCTCAAATATCTGCAATAGATGGATTAGGATGGCTAAAGACATTGGATTATAAAAGCGCGGTTGGGCCTTACAATGGGCAAGATACAGTGGTACAACATATTTTAAACTGTCTTAATCAGCTGGATTTTGTGCAGGAAAACTTAGTGGCAAATAGTTTGCCAGTGTTACATACAATTTTTAACTGGCATGAAAATTCAACTGTTTACAATGCAGATAATGATTATGCTTATAATACAGTAATACAACATAGAGCATTTTATCATAGAGATACTAAAAACAATTATATATATCAAAGTTGCTACGATGTTATAAAAAAGATTTGTCAAACGTTTGGAGCGAGATTAATATTTAGTGGGAATCAATATTGGTTTATTCAAGTAAATGAGTATGCAAATAATCCTGCAAGCCACAGATATTTTAAATATAGTGGTTTTGGTGTTCAAAGTGTTGGTACATTTAGTGCAGATTTAACGATATCCAATATTCAGACTAATTTAGTAGAAAGCGACTTAATGAGATTGAGCGGTGGTAAATGGACTTATTACCCTGCTTTAAAAAACGTGGTAATACGCTATAATCACTTTGCTAAACAGAATTTATTGGCAGGCGTAGAATATAACTACGCAACAAATACTACTCCGGTAATTACTACAACTCCCACATTAGATGCCTCTAATCCGGATGCTCGATTAAGCTATACTGGCATACTTGGATTTTATGCCCAGGCTTTAAATCCTGCTAATTTTGAGCCTTATCAATTTGTTTTTGCAGTCAAAGTAGTATCAATAATTAATAGCTTTCCGTTGCAAGGTTTTGAATCTGCTAACTGGACATTAGGTAGCGGTTGGTTAATAGATAATAATATATTAAGCGGAGTTTTAATTACAACAGACGCATATTACACAACCTTTTCAGTAGTTAATGGAAGAAAATACTACATAAAAATAAAAGTTGATATTGATAACGCTGGATCTCTTAGATTAAGATTAGGAGGTGTAACAAAAACAATTACTGAAAGTGGCGATTACGAATATGTAATAATTGCCACAAATACAGATACCTTAAAATTTGATAGCGTATCATCACCAAGATTTACGGGTAAAATAAAATCTTTAGAAGTAAAACAAGAAAATAAATATTTAAAAAGAGGCGTAACTTACACGAATGGATTTAACTTTCAATTAGAAGCTGCAAGCTGGGAGACTTCATTTAGTGAATTTGAATTTAATACAGAAACAATAAATGCGGATGCTGCTTTTGTTGCGTATAAAACTATCACTTTTGATACTTTAGATATACCAGATACTGCGGAGTATATTTGGGAAATGCGATTAAAGGAAATGCGAAATGAAGCTGGTACAAATATTATTTCTAATTTTGCCGTATCTTATTTACTTAGCAATAACTACCTTGAATTTCTTCCTACTGGTGCAGTCTCCGGTCAAAGTGATATTCTTGAATACGGCTCTGACAATGACGATAAATCTTCCACAGTCTTTAGCCTTGATACCTACATAGGTGACGGGCCCAGCAAAACAACTGATGGAGCTTTAAAAGTAAAAAACAGTTATACAGGTGGAGTATATATCAATTCAAATACATGGGAAGTTGGAGCTGGTACAGGTTTTGGATTTAATAAAATAACACAGCTATTAGTAAATGAAGTTATACGCGGACAACTCACACCAAAGCTACGCATGGTAGATATGCCATTTCAAAATCTTTCAGTTGACAATCCTTACCTTCCTCACAAGGTTATAGAATATTCATCCGGATATTACGTTTTTGAAAGAGGTAGTTTAGATTTAAAAACAGAAATTTGGCAAGGTGATTACTTTAAAATAGAATTAGATGCCTAACTATACAGAAAGAACCGTATTATCCAAACCTCGTGACTTTGCCGACGTTGCAAACAATGCCGGAAGTGGTGGAGTGGTAAATAATAATGTCACAGAAACGATTAACAATGTGACAGTTAATGGCTCTGCCGTTTCTATTTTTAATCAAGAATTTCTTGATACTACTTCCAATATATTAACATGGACACAGAATAACGGAAACCTACCCACAACTAATTTAAACGCCTCTATTCATGTGTACCAGAATGGGCAAAAATTAGTAGATAGTCAATATACTATTACATTACCTGCAACTATTACTATAGATTCAAACAGCCATTACGATGGAAGTAATTATATCGTATTTGCCATAAACATAAACTAATGGAAGAAATTAAAGCAGCAAAAAAAGAAAGAAAGTTTTTAAAAGCCATAGGAGACGTTGCATTGACCTTAGTACGTGAACTGATTTTAAATGTCGGTAAAAAGTTAATAAACAAATCGGGTAATAAACGACAGGGACTTATTCTTGCTTTTATTATTATTGCCTCTACTTTTGCCATTGCTCAATATCCAACAACAACCAACAAGCAAAGGTTAGGTTTCCAGACGAGCGGCGACGGATTGGTTTTTAGAGGAAGAGCGAGCGATACAACTGTTTTAAAACCTTCCACTATAAATAACGCCTATCATTTATTTGATACGCTTAATAATGTCTTATTTAGCTATATTAAGACTAAAGGAGGCTGGAAGTTTAATAATTCAGATACGGTAATTATTCAAGGTGTTACCATGCCTTTTGATTCTATCACATTTAACACGGCAAAAGATGGTACGGTGGGAGTTGGTGAAGTGGAATATAATGATACACAAGGCTCTTTAATACAAGGTTTAAAAGGTGGTAATGTCACAAATGTCATCGGTCAACAATTACACCAACGGGTAAATAACAGAACAGGCGCAACTCTTAATAAAGGCGATGTTGTTTTTTTGTCAGGAAGTCAGGGAAACAGAATAACCGTTGCGAAAGCTATTGCAACAAGCGATCCGACATCGGCTAATACTTTTGGCATTGTTGCGGAGCAAATATTAAACAATGCAAGCGGTTACATTATCACAGAGGGATTAATAACAAATATAAATACATCTGCATTAACGCAAGATAGCGCGGTATATTTATCAGGAACCACAGCAGGCGCACTTACATCTACTAAACCACAGGCACCTATTCATGGTGTATATATTGGAGTATGCGTTAAAACAAATGCAGGAAGCGGAGAAATATTTGTAAAAATAAGAAATGGGCAGGAATTAGACGAGCTTCACGATGTTCGAATTTCTAATCCTACAAATAATGCCTCACTTTATTTTAAAAGTAGTGAAGGATTATGGAGAGATACAACCGCTTCCCTTTTGGTTAGTGATACGGCTTCGATGCTTACAAATTACCTTAGGTCAGGCGTTGCGGCAGGGACTTATTTACCTTTGACTGGCGGAACGTTGACGGGAGGGTTAAATGGAACAACTGGAACATTTAATACAAGGCTTGGAGTAGGCTCTTTTACTGGTTCTCCTTTATTATTTGCAAGTGGCACGGGAAATCAAGAGGTTCATTTTGCTCATTCCCAAAACACAGCGGGTGCAACTGTAACGCTTAGATTAACAAATACAAATGCAAGTTTCTTTGATCAGGGTGCATATTTTCAAGGTATAGTTAATAGAGGTATAAATGAAATGTCTGGCGCATTAGGCGCAAATGGTTCAGAATATATAAGATTAAGAGGTGTTGACGATGGTGGCGTTGTTGGCGTTGGTATTTTTAATACAAATCCATCTTATAATTTAGATGTTACAGGAACATTTAGGGCAACTGGCGCAAGTTTAATTGGCGGCACACTTGGTGTAACAGGCGCAACTACTTTATCTAATCTTGCAAGTGCATCAACTTCAATAGTTACAGCAAGTACAACAGGACTTCTTTCAAGTATTTCAACTTTACCTATTGCCAATGGTGGCACGGGTGCAACAACGGCCGCAACTGCAAGAACAGCTTTAGGGGTTCCGAATTCAGCTACCACAATTTCTACATCTTCGCCTTTAAGCGGTGGAGGTGATTTAAGCGCAAACAGGACAATAGCTATTTCTCAATCAAGTGGTAGCGTAAATGGATTTTTATCATCAACTGATTGGACTACATTTAATAATAAGCAAAATGCAATAACGTTAACAACAACGGGAACAAGTGGAGCGGCTACATTGACGGGAGCTACTTTAAATATTCCTCAATACAGTGGTGGTAGCGGTACGGTAACTAATATTACAGTTACATCACCATTAACAATAACTAATCCAACTACGACACCGTTAATACAAATTAATGCTGCAAATGGAACAACAAGTTCTGGCGTAGTTACAACTGGCACGCAACAATTTGGAGGAGCTAAAACTTTTAATGATAATTTAAGAACCAATGGGAATATGACAGTTGATGGAAATTTAAATGTTGGTTTAAATGCTACTATAAGCGCAATGGCTACAACTTCAACTTTAACTCATGTACTTGGCGTAAATTCAAGTAATACTATTGGTGAAATAGGTGTAGGAGATGGAATAAAATTTACAGGAGGCTCTTTAGGTTTAGATTTATATAAAGTAATTGCTTTATTAGATGTTCCAATAACAGGGCCTCAAACATCAAGTGACACTCCATTTACAGTTACTGGTGCAGCATTAGGGCAGCCTGTTATATTAGGTGTTCCAAATGTTGCTTCGTCTGCAAATACAAATTATACCGCTTGGGTTTCCGCTGCAAATACTGTAACTATAAGATTTAATAATTATTCAAGTAGCTCTGTAAATCCTCCTTCAGGTTCATTTACAATAGTTGTTTTAAATTTATAAACTATGAAAACAACAATTTACAACCTACTACACATGGGTTACGAAAAAATAGCCTATGCGATTTGTTGTGGCTGGGTATTTTCTTTTTTCATACCAATTAAAGGATTTCTTCTATTTACAATCGGAGTAACTTTTGCGGACATGATTACAGGAATCAGGGCTGCAAGAAAGGAAGGACAAAAGATAAATAGTCGTGGGCTATATCGCACATCGGAAAAGATAGCGGTTTATTTTGTTGGAATTATGATATTCGAGGCTGCTAAAAATACTTTTAGCATTCCAGTACCAATAACCTATATGGCAAGTTTTTTAATAGCCATGACAGAACTTTATAGCATCGCTGAAAACATTAGGAGAATAACAGGCGTTAATTTAGGTACGCTTGTCACACGATTTTTTAACCGTTAAAAATAAATATTATGCAGACAAATCTTAAAGAGGCTTTAAAATCAGCCGACACAGTAAAAAGTCCACTTGGCGACGTGGCTTGTTATTCTCTTAATTTTGCCCAGTTGGCAGGTGAGATAAACATTTACATGGAGGGAAATAAAATTAAGTTCACGTGGAAAAATTACATCCAGTTAGCTCAAATTATTTGGGATAAGATTAAGGAGACATCGAAAGAATGTGCCGGAAAGGAGATTTCAGTGAGTTTACCTCCTAAGTTATCAATCGTAGGTATGGCTTTTAGCCTTATCGGATTCAAGTTATAGGCGCAGAAGAATCGCTACCTTAGGCAGCCGAGGGGAGTAGATTAGTTTCTATTCCCCTTAAAAATTAAAATTATGGACAAAAAAGAATTTTGTATATTTCTAGATGCTGGTCATGGTGGCATTAATCCTAAGGTGAAATTACCTAATGGATATACTACTTTCCCATCTAAATGTAGCCAACACAATAATGGCACATTTCATTCCTACGGATGGTTTTTTGAAGGCGTGTTTAATCGGGCCGTTACCAATCTCATTGAACAATATTTGAATGATTGGGGTATGACTACAATGAAGGTTTATGATGAAATAATAGATACGCCTTTAAGTAAAAGAGTGCAAAAAGCAAACTTTGCAGCTAAAAATTATAAAGGTTCAATTTACCTAAGCATTCACGGAAATGCAGCTGAAAATAAAAGTGCTAGAGGTTGGGAGGCATTTACATCACGCGGTCAAACCCAGTCGGATATTTACGCAGAATTTCTATACAAAGAAGTTAAAAAAGCCTATCCTAATTGGGTTTATCGTTCTGATAATAGCGACGGGGATCACGACAAAGAAGAAAGATTTTACGTTTTAACCAAAACCCTAATGCCTTCGGTGTTATCTGAAAACGGTTTCTTTACTAATTTTCAAGATGCTAAAATGATGTTTGACCCATCATTCCAAAACACAATAGCAAAGTGCCATGCTAAAGCAGTTATTGATTATGCTGAATCAATGGGAGTAATAATGTTTTAAATGGAAAGGGCTAGACGTTTGCCTAACCCTCTTATTTACCACTAATTAACAAATTGCAAAATTAACCTAGTTTATAAATTTCTTTAGCAAAGTTAACGCTAAATCTTTCGTAGCATCACCCATTGATTCCTTATAAATTTTGTACGCTATCGTTATCATTCTTCCTGGTTCCATCGTATCCATCGGAGGTTTTTCGTCTTTCAATAATGGTTCCATATAAAATTTCAAAAGAAATAATCTAGCCTGTGTACCTTCCGCATATCTGATAGGTTTCGGATACAATTTAGAAATTTTTTCAATTTCCTTCCATGTGGAAATTTCAATACCATCTATTATTTCAACTTTTTGTTTCATCTTACTTTGTTTTGTTTAGTTCTTTTAAAATACCACATGCAAGAAAAATACACATTTCAATAAGAAATGATTTTATTTTTTCAATCATCTGTCTTTGTTTTGTTTAGTTCATCAATAAAAAAGTCTGCCATAAAAACGGCTTGTTTTATGTGTTCTTCTTGACAATCAACACCATACTTAGTAATAAATCCTTGCATTGCCATAGCTGCAAAGTATTCACGTTTGGTTAAGCCTTCAGATGTGTAATTATCCATATAAAGAATCCTATTTATTGATTCGTTTGGTTTTGTTTCTTTATTTTCCATGTTCTGTTTACTTACTAATTGCTTCAACTTTATACTTGTTTATTTTTGCAACGTGACGAATTATTTGCCTGTGAAATTTTGTTAAAATTTTATTATACATGCCATCCGTTAAAAGGTCGCTAAATCTTAATACTTGAATTGAATCAAACGTCTTATCAAATTTACTGATTTTTTTATCGCAAATAAATCCTTGTTTTTCAATTTGCTCACTTATTGGTTCAGCTAATAAACCATAATGTATGCCTATTTTTAATGGCTTCATTTCATTATTTTCCATGTTTCATATAATTTTTAGCCTGAATAGCAAGTGAAAAACAATCAATTTCATCTTGACTTATTTTGGCTGGTTTAAAATCTGGTTCAAATTTGTAGCCTTCGCGTTCGAAGATTTTTAAAAACATTTCTTTACTCCATTTTTTACCCTTTTGTTCTGGAGAAATATTGTAAACTTCGCATCCATTGTCTTTAATCCATTCGTAGGCTATTCTGGAGGCACCTTGATTCATACCTACGTTTCGGGACATACGGGACAAAATAGCTCTGTTTGTCGAATTGTTAAAGGTAATATTTTGAAGGCTAGAATCCTCTACCATTACAACAGGATTACCTAAATTTTTCCAAAAGATTGAATCTTTTAAAAAATCCAAAAACCTTTTATACCTTTTAAATTCAACCTCTTTATCTGGCATGATAAAACAGGCAGCCATTCCGTTTAATCTCAATGCTGGGTCAACTCCAATAAATGTTCTCAAAATAATGATAATTGAAATGAAGTAATATTGCGTCTAACTACTTTAGGAAGATCTTCCGGAACATTCTTTATAATTGTCCTACGTTTCCTCCTTCTTATAATTTTCGTTTCGTTTATGCCATAGGCTTCTACGCCTTTATCGACAAAATTTATTTCCAAAAGATAACCAAAAACTATGATAGTTCCAACAAATAAAAACATAGTTATAAATTCCCCTCCTTCATAGTGTTCTTGCAATCCAAAGAATATTTCTATCAAAGCCACAATAGTCGCGCCTAATGCTATTTTAGGCGGATAAGTACTTCTACCCTTAGTAGGATTTAGAAAGTCCATGAAAACGACTGCAAAGCGTCCGAGTTGTAAAATACTGGCTGCAATGATAGCTAACCAAAAATCTATTGGGAGAAAGATAGCGGTTAGGTAGGCGTTAATGCCATACGTCAATACAATCGTAGCCAGCATAATAGTAGGGATATTATCGCTAATACTTTCAAAAGTCCATTTAAACTGCAAGTTGTTAAAATTCTTTTCCATTTGGTTCGTTGTTTTTTGTTGGTGAAATTTATAAATTTTCAAGTTGTTTGTTTAACTTTTCTAAATGTGTCGTGTAATGTCTTATTGTTTCTTCTTTTAAGTAGTTAGCAAACATTGGCATGTCTAAAGATACATTATCTGTAGAGCATGAAGAAAAAGTTACAGTGTCTGCTTTAATTTGTTTTAAAGCTTTTAACATTGCTTCAATTTCTATTATATCAAAATAAATAGAAAGAATTAAGTTGTATTCATTTTCATTATTTTCCATTTGTTTTTTGTTTATAATAATTTAAGTTCTTGTTCTAGTTCCCATATTTCTTCTGATAATTCATGAAGACAATTTTTAACTACAATATCTACAAAATCTTTATCACAAACAATAAAAGTACTTTCGTTATTTCCTTTGCCAAATCTTATGTCATGTGTTTTTTTAAATTTTAAATTATTTATTATTTCATTATTTTTATCTATTTTCTGCAAAATATCAGCTACTCTTTTAGCGTCTTCTAAATTCATGATACTTGGTTTTTGTTTTTTAAAATTCGTTTGTTCTCTTTTTTAACGGGAAATTATCCGTTTTTATCTGCCAGTATTCAGCCATTAATGAGGCGCGAAATTTGTAATCCCTATCTGTATGATAGCCACTTTTATAAACACATTTACAGATAGATTCATACAATTTAATTCCTTTAATCTTGTAGTTTGCTTTCTTACAAGCAGCATACCTACCGGAATTTAGAACACTAGCCCACAACTTCATGCCTTCTTCGGTGTTGGATGCCTTCATAAATTTAGCACGGATATATTTGTCCCTACCTCTGATAACTTCCCTTGTTTTGTAGGTAACTGATTGTTGACCTTTTAAAG